TAATACTGCTGATGAAGCTCTCAAGGATGCTGTTGCTAAGTACGGCATTGAACGTGTGGCACAACAGATTGACCTTGAGATAGAAGGGCAGGAGATAGGTAAGAATAGATATTTGAAAAGGATTAATGAGTCCAGGCAGGACACAACGGGAGCTATCTTAGGTACAGCTAAGACAATCCTGTCTGAAGCTTTGCCCCGTATGTCTAAGGCACTGGAAACTTGGCTTGAAGAAGTCTATAATGGTGTCCCAGGAAGGAAACATGCTGCTGGTGCTTACTGTAAAGAGTTGTCACCTGAAACTATCACTTATCTCACTATTCATACTGTCCTTAGTGCATGTTTGAAAAAGACTGGTATGTCTTATAGTGGATACCCCTTTGCAAAGTTGTCTACTGAAGTAGGCAGATGCATTGAAGAAGAAATTAGGTTTAGTAAGCTGTTCAAAGCTGTTGATAAGAAGACCTCTAGGAAGATGAGAGAAGACTTAGATAAAAGAGTTGGTCATTCTTACAAGCGTGCTTACATGATCGCTAATGAGAGAAGACTTATAGAGAAAGACTTGATCTGCTTTGATGAGTCATGTGATGGAGCATGGACACAAGAAAGGGCTACCCTTGTCGGCTCTAAGTTGATTGAACTGTTGATTGAATCAACCGGGATGATTAGACTTGTCCTTCAAAACACTTCTTATAATAAGACTAACCGCAGTGGTCACATGAAGACCTTATATGTGGTCTCTATTGAACCTTCCCTTATGGAGTACATTGAACGTAATGATCAATTCCTTGCTGAGTTGGACCGTTATTGTATGCCTACTATTATTCCACCTAAACCTTGGACTAATGTGGTTAACGGTGGATATTATATGGAAGTAAAAAGACCTCTTAAGTTTATCCGTATGGCTACCAAGAAGCTGCTAACTGCTTATAGTGATCTTGATATATCCGCAGTTATGGATGCAGTTAATAAAGTACAGGAAACCCCTTGGAGGATTAACAAGACTATCCTTAGTGTACTGAGGGATGTTATCTATAGAAACAACGTACAGATTGAAGATATCCCTAGTCGTGAGGAAGACCCTAGACCTATCATGCCGTGTACACCTGAGGAAGACCCAGAGAAACACAAAGAATGGCGTAGGCAGATGCATAGGTGGTACCAAGAGAACAACAGAAGGATTGGTAAGAGACTTCGCATTGAGATGACTATGGCTCAGGCTATTAAGTTCCAAGAGTATCCTGAGATATACTTCCCTCATAACCTCGACTTTAGAGGAAGGGTTTATCCGGTGACACACCTTAGCCCTCAGGGTGATGACCTTATGAAGGGTATGCTTGAATTTGCTAATGGTGTCCCAATTGGGAAGCATGGGGCTAAGTGGTTGGCTATCCACCTTGCCAATACATATGGGAACGATAAGCTAACTTTTGAGGAACGTATCCAATGGGTTAATGATAATGAGTCTTTGTTTAGAACCATTGCAAGTAACCCTAATGAGACTGTAGATATGTGGGGATGTACTGATAGCCCTGTGTGTTTCCTGGCTGCTTGTCTTGAATGGGTAGGCTATCTGGAAGAAGGCGAAGAGTACATTGGACATATACCTGTTGCGTTTGATGGTAGCTGTTCAGGTATCCAGCACTTCTCAGCTATGCTTAGGGATGAAGTAGGTGGTTCTGCTGTAAATCTTATGCCTAGTGATAAGGTAGAAGACATCTATCAAAGAGTAGCTGATATCGTTCTCACAATGGTAGAGGATGATATGGTTAATGGTACCGAAGACAAGATCGTAAATCAGGTTGATGAGGGAACAGGTTCAACCTACGAATACAGAAGACAGGGTACCAAATCATTAGCAAAAGAATGGTATGACTTTGGGATATCCCGTAAG